CATGATCCCGGCGTGCGGGACGCCCCACTGCGCGAGGTAGCCCCAAACCTGCCCGGTCGGGCGGCCGGTCCGGTCCCGCCCGAGGTACACGTGTCGGGCCGGGTCGGCGACCTCCTGCCGGGCGAACCATCCCCGGGGCGGGACGACGGGGGCGACCGTGTCGGCGTCGGCGGCGAGGGACGCGACGAGCGCCCGCCGGCCGCGCTCGGGCTGGAGGATGCGGAGCCCGGACGCGGCGATCGGGACGACCTCCGTCGAGGGGGGCTCGACGCCCGCGTCGGCGGCGCCCTGCCCCTCGTCCAGGACGATGTACGCCCCCGGGAACGCGGCAAACGGCGTGATCGTGAACTGCGCGAGCGACGCGGCCGTGACGACCATCCTCTCGCGCTCGGGGAACCCCTCCTCGTCCTCCTCCAGGACGATCCACTCGGCGCGGACCTCGCCGAGGTCGACGGACACGCCCCGGAGGACCTGATCGCGGACGTAGTCGAGGGTCGCCTGCGAGCCGGGCTGGTCGTCGTTCGGGACGATCCATCCGGTCGCCCTCCAGGCGAACACGCCCGGCCCGTACGGCTGCCCCGTCTCGCGGTTCAGCTCGGCGGAGGCGTCGTACCGCTCCAGGGAGTCGATCCGGCCGCACACGATCGCGGCGTCGTGCCCGGAGAACCCGCCGTCCGGGTTGCGGAGCATCGCCATAAGGGTCTGAGGGAGGTCGCGGCGCCCGAGCGACCCGGGCTCGATGTACCGCCCGTCGCTCGTCTCCCATCCCTCCAGGACGACGGCCGGCGAGGTGAACGCGACGCCCCCGGCCGGCGGGTCGAGCTGCTGGTCCTCGGGCGTGCGCTCGGCGGGCGGGGGCGCCTGCTCCTCGACCTCGACGACCTCGACGGCCGGCGGGTCCTCGACCTCGACGGGGGCGGTCGCGACGAGGGCGAGCAGCTCGCCTCCGTCGAACCGGGCGAACCGCTCGGAACCGAGCGGTCGGCGGGTGCGGGGCATGTTGTCTCCTGTCATCGGACCGGACCGTACTGATCATCGCGGCGGGCGAGCACGTACCCCCGGAGCCACAGGGTCCCGAGGTCGGAGGTCGGCTCGTGCGGGCAGTCTGTCGAGGGAAGGTCGGCGCCGTACGCGGCGCGGCCGGCGTCGTACGCCTCGACCTGCTCCTCGGAGGGCTCCGGGACGGGCGCGGAGGCGACGAGGGCGAGCAGCTCCCCGGAGGCGCTCCAGCGGGCGGAGGGCGGGCTCGCGGTCACTTCCGGTTCCCCTTCTGCTTGTTCGTCTTGTCCCTGTTGATCCGGGCGTTCGCCTCGTACTGCCGCCGGGCGAGGTCGGCGTTCCCCTTGCCCGTGCGGGCGAAATAGAACTCCGTCCAGGAGACGCGGCGGTTCGTCTCCAGGAACTCCAGTGTCTCCGGGGAGGCGTACCGGTAGACGAGCCGAATGTCCCCGGTCAGGAGGTCGCGGTACGAGATTCCGCGCGCCTGCCCGGCGCGGGTGATCCCGTGCGTGAGGGCGTGCCGCTCCAGGGCGACGAGCTGCTGCTCGACGAACAGGGCGTACTCCTCCTGGACCTCGGCGCGGGTCGGCGTCCCGTCGCGGGACCCTCGACCGCCGACGCGCGGGTGAGTGACGCCGGGCCGGCCGAGGCGCTCGTCGAGGGCGGCGTACGCGTTCTGCCACTCCTCGTCGCCGGCCATGCGCTCGGCGAGTTCGTCGCCGAGGCGCTCCTGCTCCTGCCCGTACGTCGTGAACGCGTCGAGGTCGTCCCATCGCTGCCCCTCGCGCGGGTCGAGGGAGTCCTGCCGGACGGCAAGATGCGCGTACAGGTCGTCGATCTGCTCGTCCGTGAGGGACGACAGGTACGTGTGATCGAGGCGCATCGGGATACCCGCCTCGTCCGTCGCGGCCTGCCGGGTCCGGCCGCGAGCAGCCACCCGGCGCGGGGGGACGGGCTCCGCCGGCGGGACGACGACCGGGGGACCATTGCGGACCGCCCGTGCTGCCTCGACGGTCGCCGAGGGGCGCTGCTCGGGCCGGCCGGTCGGGTCGCGGTACACGCGCTCGTCGCTCGTCGCCTGCCGGGTCGGGAGCGGGAGGTCCGGGTTCTGCTCGACGTACGCCCGCTCGCCGATCGCCTCCAGCTCGGCGCGCGTGTCCCGGGCGTCGGCGTAGACCGGGACGTAATCGCAGTGACAGCCGCGATGATCGCCGGGGGCGAACGACCCGCCGATCCACTCGCCCCGGGTGCCCGAGGTGGACAGGACGGCGTCGTCGAACCCGGCGAACACGACGCCGTCGAGGTCGGCGTGCGGGGGGAACGGGCGGGAGCTGATCCCGTACGCCCACTCGTACTCGACGACCTCCTGCCCGTGCTCGCGGAGGAACCCGTCGAGGAGGTCCCCGGAGGTGAGCCCGTTCCGGGGGCCGGTGCCGGAGGAGTCGCCGGGGACTCCTCCGGCGACCGCGAGGGCGTCGCGGACGATCCCGGGCGGGACGATCGAGGAGGGCAGCTCGCCGAGCGGGTCGACGTTCGGGTCCGGGTCGTACAGGCGCTCGGCGGCGAGGTCGCGGAGCCCGCCCTCCAGGACGGGCCACGAGGCGTCGGCGTTCTCGGCGAACCGGTCGCGGAGCGTGCCGAGCTGCGCGGCGACGGACGGGTCGGAGCGGTCGAGCCCGGCGAGCTGCGCGGCCGTGTCGAGCGCCTCCTCGGCGGCCGACGCGGTCCACTCGGCGTACTGCTCGCGGAGCCGGCCGAACGCCTCGGCGAGGAGCTGCTGCTCCTCCAGCCCGAGGGCGGCGACCATCGTCCGCCCGAGGGAGGCGACGACCGTCTCGGCGGGCTGCCCCTGGACGGCGTCGCGGGCGGCGTCGTTGCGCTGCGCGGCGGCGCGTGCGCGGTTCCCGGCGCGCTCCAGGGCGCGGAGGACGGCGGCGTCCGCTGCTGCCGCGATCCGCTCGCGGAGGGTCCGCTCGATCGAGGCGAGCCGGCGGGCGAGGCGTCGCTGCCGATCGGTCGGGCCGGCAGCGGCGACGATTGCGCGGGGGGCGCCGGACGCGGCCGGCAGCTCGGGCAGCGGGGGCGCCTCGGGCGTCGTCGCCTCGTCGCCGGGCTCCTCCCCCGCCCCTCCCCCGGCGGGCAGCTCGGCGGGCGTCGAGGAGGCGACGCCGGGGATCGAGCCCGTGTGCGCGATCGTGAGCCCGAGCTGCCGGTTCACGTCGTCGGGGGCGTACCCGGCGCGGAGCAGGCGGTCGGCGATCGTGGCGACCTGGAGGAGGCGGTCCACGTCGAGCCCCGTCTCGCCGACGCCGTCGGAGCCCGTCTCCTGCTCCTCCGGCGGAGCCATGCTCGCATCAATGCCTCGGAGCTGGAGGTACGCCTCGTCCGTGATCAGTCCGCGATCGTGTGCGTCGTTCGCGGCGCCCGACATATCGGCGGGGGCGACGAGCCCGGACGGGTCGAACCATAGGACGACGCGGCGGATCAGGGACTCGTCCCACCGGTTCGCGGTCCGGAGCCGGGTCCGCATGTACGACAGGGTCAGCGCCTCGACGCCGGCGATCGTGATCGGCTCCTGATGATGACGGAACGTGTCGGAGCTGATCTGCCAGGCGTTCCAATGATTCACGTCGGACAGCCCGGTGATCACCTCGGGGGGCACGTCGAGCCCGATCCCGAGGCGGGTCAGGAGGCGCGCCTCGCGCTCGTTCGTGAGCGGGTCGAGGGGGCGGCCGAACGTGAGGTGACGAACCCGGTCGAGGTACTGGTACGCGCCGCGCTTGATCATCGGGACGACCTGCGCGGCCGACCCGTCGAGCGTGAGGGGCGTCGTTAGCTGTGTTACGAAATCGCGGTCGAACTCGTCCTCCTCCTCGTCCTCGTCGTCGGGGAGGGAGTCCAGCTCCTCGGGCCACAACAGGACGCCGTTCCCGGCCGCGCGGGACCGGAGGGCGGCGTCGTCGCCCTTCTCGATCAGGAGCAGGCGCTCGCATACGCCGATCAGGGAGCGCATGGGCGAGTCCGGCTCGGAGGACCACTCGGCGTCGGCCGTCCACAGGCGGTAGACAGTCGTTGTGGACGGGTCGAGGTCGACTGCCTCGGCGTCGCGCCCCTCCCCGGTGACGAGGCGGAAGTACCCGGGGGGGAGTTCCGGGTCCATCCCCCGGAACCGCCCCTCGACGAACGTCAGCTCGGAAATCGAGCGGATCGCCCACTCCTCGCGCCCGGCGCCGGCGTTCGCCTCGGGGAAGTACCGGCCCACGAGGTAGCACTCGCCGGCCTGCTCGTAGTTGCGGGTCAGCGGCGACAGGATGGCGGCGCCTCCGCCCGAGGGGGAGTATCCGGTCAGCTCGTCGACCGCCTGCCGCGCGGCGGCGACGAGGTCCTCGGGGAGGGCGTCCTCGGCGTACGTCTCGACGCCGTTCCCGGCGTCGGTCCACCCGTAGTCGTCGGTCAGCTCGACGACCTCGTCGCCGGCGGGGGCGCGGTCGCCGGCAAACAGGCGGATATGGGCGGCGTTGTTCGCGAGAAACCGCATCGCGTACCCGACCTCGGGCAGCGCGCGGGCGTACCCGAACGACGCCCGCTGCCACTCGCGCCGCTTGCTCGCCTTCGCGAGGCGGAGCCCCTCCTGCGGCGTGAGCAGGGCGGCCGACGCGACGAGGGACCCTCGGGCGGGGAGGCGGGAGGTCAGAGCCTCCGCGAGGGACGAGGTCCTCGGGCGGGGACGGAACAGGTCGAGCAACGACACGAGGTCACTCCCACGAGGACAGGAGCCCGGAGACAGCACTCCAGGCGAGGGCGGCGCCGGCGGTACGGGCGACGCGAGGGGCGAGGACGGTCAGCCCGGCCCACGCGGCGCCGGCCCACACGGACACGCACCACGGGCACGTCACGAAGTAGGCGAGGCGGGACTCCTCGTCGGGGGCGATCCGCTCGCGGACCGGACGGAGGACCTCGTCCTCGACGAGGAGACGGGTCACCCGGTACACGGCGAGCGCGCCGACGCCGAGGGCGACCGGGTCGGCGAGCGCGTCGATCCGGGCGTCCGTCACGCCCGGGGACGTTACCGAGGGGGCACGGGCGGGCGTGCGGAGTTGCGGCGATGACGACCCGGGATCGGCTCCGTCGTCGGGCGCTGCTCGACGAGCCCGGCCCGGGATCGGCGGAGCTGCTCGCGGAGCCACTCGACCTCGCGCTCCAGCTCGGCGACGCGGGCGTCCTCCTGCTCCTGCGCGCGGGCGCGCCGCTCGGCGTCGACGGCGCGCTCGCGACGGAGCCGGCGGAGTTCGCGCTCCTGCCACGCCCGGAGCGCCCGCGTTAGGGGACCGTTCGC